GAGGACGCCCACCGGGCTCAGCTTCTTGAAATCCGTCAGCCACCGGACGAAAGCCGCGCCGATGGTGTCGATGTCCGATCCCGGCGGGCCGAGCGTGACCGATCCGTGACGCGGCAGCGTCCCAGGCGTGCCATAGGCCCAGCCCATACGTCGAGCCAAGTCGAGCGCCAAAATAGGCGCGGGCTCCTTCCCCTTACCCCCGTTCATGCTGTCACCCAAGTTGGCGGGACGCTGCCCGATCTTCTTTCATCTACGCTCAATCGCGCAGTCTAAAGTCCGAAAGGTCGCCGAATTCCGTTGCCGACGCGATGCCTTCCCGCGTCAGCATTATTCGCCTGCGATCAGACAGGAGCCCTTTTCGCCCGTCGCGTGGATTTGTTACGCGATAGCGATCTCCGACGACGACGCCATCCTCAGCGAGCACGTCGGCAAGATCGTCAACCGTTTCAACGTCCTCGACATAAAAGGCGAACGGAACGTTGACCCCCTGCGCGCTGCGGATCGTCGTTGTGACTGAAAACCACCCCATGATCCGCCGCCGTCAGCTAAGGCTTGCCAGTGCCTCGGCGTCCGCCTCGGCTGTGTCATTTACCCGCCGAAGCGCGGCCTGCCCGAGAGGGAGCATCGCGAAATCACCGAGGGCGTCGGCGATAACCTCGAACGTCTCGGCGTCGTCGTCCTGCAACTTGGCGACGATTGCCTCCTTCTTGCCTTCGAGCTTGCGAAGATCGACGTGCGCCTTGAGAACCTTTTTCGGGATACCGAGCGCTTTCGCCTCCTCATAAACCACGTCAATGCTTTCGCGGATGGATTTGCACCGGCGCATGTAAGCGCCCTTCTCGCTTTCCATATCCGCGAAATAGCCCTCGATCTTGCTGACATAGGCGCGAACCTTCTCGCCGTCATAGCCGTTACTAATGCGCGCCGCGTCCGATGCCTTAACCCTCCGAGCCATTGGAGACCTCCTGAATGATAGGGCCGAAAGACATGAGCGGCGACGGCGGCTCGCCGATTTCGTCGCTACGCCCGGTGAGGTAATCGACCGAGCACCGAAGGACGATAGCCACGCGAACAAGACCGTCGCCCTTGATCGTCCGCTTACGGTCAATCAGAAAGTCGTAGATGAAGTGAGAATGCTTGCCGGCCATCTCCGCCGCCCGAAATTGCGTCATCCCGAGCGCCTGAAGGCGCTCTTGAATGCGCTCCTTCATGAGGCTTCGCGCAGCGTCGTCGAGACCGGGCGCCTGTACCTGATTTGTCATATTCGCCCCGTGTTGGATTTCCAAGCATGTTGCAATTGCAACAATATCCTAGCGCAAAAGTCAAGCACCTTGCAAAAATTTCCAAACATCCTTACGTTGCAAAGCAACGGCACAAGAGCCGTATGAAAGAAGGGAGATATGCGGAAGGATCGCATCGAAGCGAGGTTGAAGGCGTTAGGTCTTACTCAGTTCCAAGCAGCAGAAAAGGCCGGTAAACACGCCCATTTTATCTATGACTTTATGATTGGCAGGAAGAGGTCTTTCAAAGGCGACGGGCCTATTCGCCTCGCACAAGCGTTAGAATGTTCAATAGAATACTTGACAGGCGAGAGCGACGACGTAGGCCGCCCGCCTCTCTCGGCTGCCGCCTCCTATACGTACCAGCCGGGGAGCCTGCCGGTAGCCGGTATCGTCGAGGCCGGCGTCTTTCGGAGGCCCGGCGCTATCTCTCCGGCGCTAAAGCTCGACCTTCCGCCTTTTCCGTCATATCCCGCCGAGGCGCAGGTGCTCTACGTCGTCCGGGGCGGAGGCCTCGATGCGCGTGGTATCGCCGAAGGCACCGTTCTGACGGCAGTAAAGGTCGAGGCACTTTCCGAGCCAATCCGGAACGGAGAGATAGTCGTCGTCGAGCATTTCCGAAACGGCGGACGCGAGGTTGAAGTTAGCGCGCGCGAAATACAGCACTATACGGATAGAATAGAATTCCATGCTCTTTCGAGAAGCGAGAATATACCTTCAATTATCTTGAAAGACGGTAAGACAAACGAGAGACGAGGAAGATTAAAGATTGTTGCTATCGTTATAGGAGCAACAATTCTCTTATAAAGAGGACGCCCCCCTTAAAGGGGGCGTCCTTTCTTATAGATATTAAATATCTCTATCGCGCGCGCGCGTAGGAGAAACTCCTCGCTTATGGATTGAAAGCGAGAGATTGGAAAACCAAAAAATACCCGTTGCATTTCCAATCGGAAGACGCTATCAATCTCCCCATCGCGCAATTCCGCGCGAATGGAGGAGCACGGAATGAACGTTCTCACGTCGCCTGTTTCGAAAGCCGAGGCCACCGTTTCGACGGCCTTCAAGGTCGCCAACATCTCGGGCGGCCAGTCTCGTGGAGACCTCTCCCGGCAGTGGATTTCCCGTCCTGCCGACGAGCGTTTCCTCTCGCTCGGCGAGCTCTATCGGACGGTGAAGGCTCGCGCCGACGTAACCTTCGAGGATCGCGTCGAGACGCGCGGTATCGAGTTCATCGCGCCAGAGCCGACGACGCTTGACGACACGCATCGCATGACGGTCGGACTGCGCGACGGTCGCGAATTCGCTCCGACACATTGGAGCTTCAACCAGCTTGCGCAGCTCGCCGGCGCTCCCGCCGGATATCTCCGCAAGCTGCCGTCGCAGATCGTCGCCGACGCGCTCTCCTACGGCATGCGGTACAACCGCAGCAACGAGGCAATCAAAATCTATGGCCGCGACGGCCTCGACCTTCGCGCCGCGACCGGCCCGGACTATGGGCGCATCTTTGACCACGAGGTCGTCGCGGCGGTCCAGCAGATCGCGGGCAACGGGACCGGCGACAGCCGGTGGAAGGTGCCGGGCGTCATGGATTGGCGGACGATGATCTATGATCCCGAGCACCCGGTGACGAAGGAGACGACCACGCTCTATGCGAGCGACCGCGACGTCTTCATCTTCCTCGTCGATGACCGCAATCCGATCTCGGTCGGCAAGCTGCCGAACGGCGACGACGATCTGATGTTCCGGGGCTTCTACGTCACGAATTCCGAGGTCGGAAAGTCGAGCCTGCGCATCGCCGCTTTCTATCTTCGCGCCATCTGCTGCAACCGCATCCTTTGGGGCGTCGAGGGCTTCCAAGAGGTCTCGATGAGGCACAGCAAGTATGCGCCGGCCCGCTTCGTCGAGGAGGCCCGCCCGGCGCTTCAGTCATTCGCCGAAGGCTCCTCGCGCCTCCTGCTCGAAGGCGTCGATAGGGCGAAGGCCGCGAAGATCGCCGAAGATAAGGACGAGGCGCTTGAGTTCCTTGCCGCGCGTGGCCTTAGCCGCAAGCGGGCGGTCGAGGTCTACGACAGCGTCCTTGAGCACGAGGGCCGCGAAATCCGCACCGTTTGGGACGTTGCGCAGGGTATTACCCGCGTCGCGCATTCTATCCCGTACACGGACGAGCGCGTCGATTTCGAGCGGATTGCCGGCAAGCTCTTGGACAAGGTGGCGGCCTGAAGCCGCCGCCGGGCGGCGGCGAGAGGGCAAGCGGGGTGCCCCGCTTAAAACGCCGCCGCCCTTCCCAAATCCTCGGCAGGGTGCCGGGGATAGGCCGCCGGGCTTGACCCCAATCCTCCCGGCCCGGCGGCCCCCTTTCCGCAGGAACCGCAATGAAGTTCACGGTCGAAAAAATCCCTATCGATGTCGAGCGCGAGCGCGAGCAGTGGCTCGCTTTGAGGCGGCAAGACGTTACTGCCTCTGTCGCCGCAGCGCTGTTCGGCATCGATCCGTATAAGAGCCGCTGGCAGCTTTGGCACGAGAAGGCTGGGCGCATCGAGGAAAGCGCCGAGGAAACCGACGCCATGCTGCGCGGGAAGCTCCTCGAAGACGACGCGCTGCAAGTCCTCTCTATGGAGAAGCCGGGCTGGCGCATATGGCAGCCGAATATCTATCTGCGCGACCCGGCGGCACGTCTCGGCGCGACGCCTGACGCATTTGCGGCGGACCCGGAGCGACCCGGCCTCGGCGTCGTGCAGGTCAAAAGCGTGTCGCCGCGCGCTTTCCGTGATCGCTGGCACGACGAGGATGGCGAGCCCGAGCCTCCGCTCTATGTCGTCGTCCAAACAATCCTTGAGGCGCACCTTGCGCAGGCGCAGTGGGCGGCGGTTCTCGCGCTCATCATCGATAACGGCATTCGCGTCCGTCTCTTCGATGTGCCTATCCATGCCGGGATCATCAAGCGCATTCGCGAGGAGGCGGCAAAATTCTGGAATAGCATCGAGGCGAATGATCCTCCGCCGCCGGACTATGGCCGCGACGGATCGCTCCTCACTGGCCTCTATGCCGATGACAACGGGCGCGAAATCGACCTCTCGGGAGACAATATGCTCCCGGCCCTCTTGGAGGAGCGCGAACAGATCAACGCCCGGCTGAAAGCCGACCGAGCTCGCTTGGAAGCAATCAACGCGGAGATAATCGACAAGCTCGGCGAGAACGAGCGCGGATATCTGCCCGGATGGGCGATCAAGCGTCCGCTCGTGCGACGCAAAGGGTTCTATGTCGAGCCGACGGAATTCCGCCGCCTGTCGATCAAGAAATTAGACTGACCGGCGGAGAAGCCGGGATCGCCCGGCGATCATGAGCGAAAGGGAGACCCAATGAATACCGCTGCCGTAGGACACAATAATCCGCCGCCGCTCCGGGAAATCCTCACCGAGAACTATGCCCATCTCGCGCAGGAGGTCGAAGGGCTAGCTGAGCGCGCAAACGCCGCGCCGAAGGTCGTTAAGAACGAGGCCGATCTCGATGCCGTCGGCGTCGTCGTGAAGGACGCGAAAAACCTCCTGAAGCAGGTTGATACGGCCCGGAAGGCCGAGAAGGAACCGCACTTGCAGGCGGGGCGGGAGATCGACGGATTTTTCAAGACATTCAGCGAGCGCCTTGAGCGTATCGCCTCGGCGCTCGAAAGCCGGGCAACCGAATACCAGCGCCAGAAGGCTGCTGAGGAGCGCCGTCGTCGCGAGGAAGAGGCGCGCAAGCTGCGCGAGCAGGAGGAGGAAGCTCGCCGCAAGGCTGAGGAGGCCGCAGCCGCCGGTCGCGCGGCTGCCGCCGGGAAGGCGGAAGAGCGCGCGGAGCTTCTGGCCGAGAAGGCGGCTGAAGCGCAGCGCCTTGCGGAGGCGAACGCCGCAGACCTTGCGCGCGTGCGCGGCGCGAGCGGCACGCTCGCGACGGCAAAGACCACGATGAAGGTTCGCATTGCCGATTATGACAAGCTCGATTTGAACGCGCTCAAGCCGTACCTCGACCGAGAGGCGGTCCAGAAGGCGGCGAATACGTGGCTGCGTGTCACGAAGGGAGCGAGCGAGCTCCCCGGCCTCGAAGTCTATGAGGACATTAAGGCGACGTTCCGTTAGCCCCAAATCGCCCCCGGCAATTCTGGAATAGAAGAGGAAACACTATGGCAAAAGAAATCATAACGAAGGATGGCGAGCTTGTTCCGGTGGAAGAGTTCGACCTGCCGGAAGGTTACGAGGAGGGAAATCAGTCCTTAGCCGTTGCTCTCTCGCGCGCCGAAATTGACCAGCAAATTGCGACGGCGCGCGTATATCCGCGCAATCCGAAAAGGGTTGTGAACAACATCTTGTCGCTTGCCACTATGGACGAGGCGACGGCGGAAGAATGCATCTATGCGATGCCGCGTGGTGGAAAGCCGATCAAAGGCCCGTCCGTCCGTCTAGCGGAAATCATTGCAAGCCAGTGGGGCAATTGCCGCGTCGGCGCCCGCGTTGTCCACGTGGATCGTGTCGAGAAATACGTCGAGGCGGAAGGCGTTTTTCACGACCTCGAAACAAACGCGGCGACAACGGCGCGCGTTCGTCGTCGGATTAGCGACAGCAAGGGACGGCTATATAGCGAAGATATGATCGTCGTAACCGGCAACGCAGCCTGTGCGATTGCCAAGCGAAACGCGATCCTCGGCGGCATCCCCAAGACTGTGTGGCGCAAGGCTTATGATGCAGTCGAGGCTGTTCTAGCCGGTGACGTCAAAACGCTATCAGAGCGCCGGGACGCGGCAATGAAGGCTTTTGCCGCGTTCGGCGTGACGCCTGAACAGGTCTGCGTCGCGGTTAACGTGGGTAGCGTGGAAGAAATCTCCGTTGATCACCTCGCAACGCTGCGCGGCATGATCGCCGCGCTCAAGAGCGGCGAGGCGACAGTCGAAGAGGTGTTCCCGCGTCGGCCCGCTGCTGATGATGCGCCAAAGGGCGTCAAGAATAAGCTCGACGCACTCGCGGAAGGCGATAAGGCCGAAGAGCCGCAGGACGTACCGAAGGCAAAATCGAAAGGCGAAAAGCCGGCTAGCGTGGCCGAGGACGCCGAAGACAAGGGCGGAGGAGAGAGCGGCGGCAATAGCGATGATGACCTTGACGAGCAGGCGTCTGCCATTCTCGACCGCCTCGGATATCGCCCGAGCGGCATCGATCCGGATGATCCCCGGCAGGTAATCGCCTATTCCGAAGGTATGGCGGCTTTCGAGGAAGGGCGCGGGCGTCGCGACTTCCCGCGTAACTATAGCAAGGCCGAAATCGCCGCTTGGCAGCGCGGGCATGACTACGCGACCGTGGCCGCGAACGAGGGAGAGGACTGATGCCGCTTGCGAAGGGCACGAAGATCAGGGCGGGCGACGTGGTCGCCATCTACTGCCGCGTCGAGCGCGACTTGGGGCCGGACTATGCCAAGCCCTACCGCATCGCACTGCCGGGCGGCGCATCGCACTACGTCGATCTTGAGGACATCGAGGCTGTCGTCACGCGGGGCTTCGCCCCCGGCGATGTCGTGCTCGTCGATGGCTGGAAGCGGACGACAGTCCTCGCCGTCCATGGCTCGTATGTGTGGCTCGCCTCCGAGGATGGGCCTTACACGCGACCTGCCAAGGATTGCAGCCTCGTCACCGTCGCGAATGCGAAGGAGGACGCCTGATGCTCCTCCGATGCATCGACTTCGAGACGACCGGCGAGCACCGGGATGAAGAGCGCCACGCGGTCTGCGAGGCTGGTTGGACCGACGTGATCGTGGATCAAGGTGCGGTGACGCTCGGCGAGCCTCGATCCCTGCTTTGCAACCCTGGCCGGCCAATGCCGCCCGAGGCGCGGGCCGTCCACCACATCAGCGATGAGGATGTGGCGGACGCTCCGTCCCCCGATGTGGCATTCCGGAAGGTGATGGCCGGTTCGCCCGACTGCTTCGTCGCGCACAACGCCGACTTCGAGCGAGCATTTTTCGGCGGCGGCGGCGTTCCGTGGATTTGCACGTACAAGGTCGCCTTGCGCGTCTGGCCGGACGCGCCGGGGCATAGCCTTCAGGTTCTCCGCTACTGGCTCGCGCTTGATATCGACCGGTCACTTGGCCTGCCCGCCCACCGGGCAGGCCCGGATGCCTACGTCGGCGCCGCGCTCATGGCGCGCATCCTCGTAGAGCCTGGCGCGCCAGACATCGAGACGATGGTGCGGTGGTCAAGCGGCCCGGCGCTGCTGCCGCGCATCAATTTCGGCAAGCACAGGGGAGAGAAATGGGAAAATCTGCCTTCCGATTATTTGGCGTGGATCATAGACCGTTCTGACCTCGATAGGGACGCTAAAGCGAACGCCCGACACTGGTTGAAGCAGAGGGGGGAGCGGTGAAAGCGCAGCAAGTAGCATTGGGGTCAACCTTCGGGCGATTGACTGTTCTGGAATTCAAGCCATCCAGCGGCGGCAGAGGGAAGTATCTATGCCGCTGCTCCTGCGGAGTAGAAACGATTGTCGCGGGAAGCGCCCTCCTTAGTGGAAGGAATTCGTCGTGTGGGTGTCTGAAGCTCGAAAGCATGAGGACGCGCCGGATAACGCATGGAGCGACGAGAACGCGGCTCTATCAGGCATACGCTGGCATGAAGGCGCGCTGCTACTCGCCATCCCACCATGCCTATCAGTACTACGGCGGGCGCGGGATCACGGTGTGCGACCGATGGCTTTATGGTGAAGGTGATCTGACAGGTTTCGAGTGCTTCAAAGAGGACATGGGTCCGAAGCCTACGCCGAGGCACACGGTGGAGCGCGTCGACAACGACGGACCGTACTCCCCGGAAAACTGTGTATGGGCGACAAGAGCCGAGCAGGCAAGAAACAGGCGGACGGCCAATCAGCACACGAGGGCGGCAATATGATCCGCGCCCTCCTCGCCCGCCGGCGCTTCGAGCGCCTTCGGCGCCGCGCCCCGCGCGTCGCCGTCTGGATCATGTTCAATGGATGGTCGGAGAGGATCGTATGAGCATCTTGCAGGAGGCCATGAAGCGGGCGAGCGAGCCAGACGGCTCCGGGCTCGCGAGCGCAATCGCGTCAATTCTCAATGCTGACCGGACGATGGTTGGCCTGACGGAGAGCAGGCGACACTTCACGCCGCCCGATATCCTCCGGCTCGAACGGATTTTCGCCGAGTATTTGCCTCCCGTTCCGCCGCCTGTGCCCGGCGCCGCAGAGCGTCCGTCGCCTCCTCCGCCGAGCCGCGACTAGGTGAGGAATTGTTAAGGGGGCGGCGAGAAGGATCGCCGTTAGTGTGGCGTTAAAGTTAGGGAGACGTGTTCGGAAATGTTCAGGGACGCCTTTAGGAATGCGGGGTGCCTTGAGGACGGGGACAAGGGGGCGCCCGTTGCGGCTCGTGCCGTTTTCGTCCCTGAAAACAAGCGAAAAGCGCTTATCGAACAGGCGCGGGCCAATGCCCGCGCATTCGGAATTTCCGACGACGAATGGAGCAAATGGCGGGCCGGTCACGGGCTCGCTCGCGACCTTCTTATGGTGCTCGATCCGGCTCGCGAGAGCGAGCGCGTTAAGAAAAGGAGCAGCCGTCGCGTTCGCGCGGAGCGCGAGAAATAGACCTCCGATATAGACCGCCGCGCGGGAATGGCGCTGGCTGAGGTTTCACCAAAAAGTCGGGTGCGACATGATTAACAAGGCGATCATCATGGGGCGCGTAGGACGCGACCCGGACATTAGAACGACGCGCGATGACAAAAAGGTCGCGAACTTCAGCGTCGCTACCTCGGAGACTTGGAAGGACGCGAGGGGCGACCGTCAGGAAAAGACGACTTGGCACAATATCGTCATATGGAACGAGGGGCTCGTTAAGGTCGTCGAGAGGTACGTTCAGAAGGGCGACCTGATCTATCTCGAAGGACAAATCGAAAAGAGGAAATGGAAGGACGATAGCGGCAACGAACGGGAGACGACCGAAATCGTTCTGAAGGCTTTCGATGGCAGGCTCAAGCTCATCCCAACCGGAAAGCAGAGAGGAGACGACGACCACGACCGCGACCGCGATAGGGATCGGAATGGCTACCGGGAGCGCCGTGGCGACGGCGGTAGCCGACGGCAGGAACAGAGATATCACGACCTCGACGACGATATTCCGTTCTGATGAGCGCCGACGATATCCCGCTCGACCGTATGCAACGGGCGCTCGTGACCATGGCTTATATCGTCATCCGCCACGGCCCGGCATACGCGCCTATCCTCGACAGGCTTGAGCGCGAGCTTGTCGAGCGGCAAAGCAGCGAGAGCCCGCTAGCCCGCGCCCAGCGCCTCTTGGAGGCTCACACCCTCGACGGCGGACGAAAGGCTATCTTGAGCAACCATTCCCGCTTCTGAGCGAGCGACGGCCCAAGCCCATACTTGGGCCGTTGCCATTTGTGCCCCATAAGGGACGCGACGACTTTATCAGGCGCGTTCTGGGCGATAAGTCGATCCTCGAAGGTATGGCGGAAAGAGTAGAGCGACTGCCCTTCAATTGGTCTTAGGCCGCGCGTCGCGAGCGCCTTGTTGATATCAGCCGAGAGATTTGACGACTTGTCTCGATAGCGCGGGAAGCCGTCGGGCTGCTCGCGCATCGCCATAAGCGAGACGCCGACGAGGGGAATGTCGCGCTCGGAATGCTTTGTCTTGAGGACGCGCCCAACCGGCTTGACACTCACATAAGGGATAGGCACGTCGAGAAAGATCGTCTCGCGCGTGAGGTTCACGGCCTCGATAGGGCGCAAGCCCGTCTCGATCATGAGGAACATCACGCGCCGGGCTTCGGGGTTGATCTCGTCGAAGCGTCCATCCTTGAGGATTTCGTTCTGAACAAACTCGGGCAGATAAGCGACGCGCTGCCCATCCTCTCCGCCTTCGAGGCGGAGGCTACCGAAGACCGGCGAGAGCCCGAGGCGGTGCGCCCTGTCCACGGTGCGGAGCATCTTGCTGAGGTGTCCGATATCCTTGTTGGCTGTCTCGATCTCAAGGCCCTCAGAGACGACGCGCTCTTGCCACCATTCCCGGAAATCGAGCGCGTCGTTTCGCGTGATTTGATCGATGGGCTTGTTGCCAATCACCTGCATCAGGTTTTTGATTGCCCGGAGCTTAGGATTGCGCCAGCGGCGCACTTGATCAGGCGACATTTTGGCGAGCGTCGCCTTGTTTAGCGCCTCGTATTCCTCGAAGAGCTCGGAGAGACGGAAGGTCGGCTTCTCGACGCCGCCGAGCACCGCCGCGACTTCCGGCTGGCTATCGACAATGTCCCGCCGCACCAGTGCCTCGATGCGCCGCAAAATCTCGCCAAGGTCGCGCCCGGCCAAGTCGGAGGCGGTCGCATAGTCGAAGCCGAGAGCCCGCGCCAAGCGCCGGGCGTCGTCGTAGCGTTGCCGGGCTTCAGCGCCTTCCCCGGCGACGAGGGCGCGCCAGTATGCTTCGAGGTCCGCGTTGAGCTTTGCCACGACGCGAGCGGCGCGAACGCCGCGCGGATCGTCGGCGATAGGAATATGCGTCGAGGCGCGGACGATGCCGCGCTTGTCGAGGTGGGAAACTGCGGTCGGAACGCGGCGGATCAGATACCAGTAACCGGCCCGCTTGTGCGGCCTTATCGTGCTCATTCCTTCGTCCATACGTTAGCCAAAACGTTAGCCAACGCTCTAGGACAAGCTAGGCGAGCACGTCAACGGAAAAGCGGTTTTCGCAGGGATTTCAATTCCTTGAGGATGTTGCCTTTGGCGGAGAGGGGGAGATTAGAACGCGCCCCAGCGATTGGGAAAATCCCTTGCGGCTACGCGGCTTAGCGTTAGGGCGGGTTCGGACATGTTAGCCAGAACGTTAGCCGCGCGCGCAACAAAAAAAAAGGCCCCGCCACGGCATGAGCCGGGCGGGGCCAAGGTTAGGGAGGAAACGCCCATGAGGGCCGATCTCGCGCCGGCGCTGCCGGAACCGGCGCGAGCATGGAAGCCGCCGAGAAGGCGGCTAATCGGGGAGCTTGCGGCAATAGGGGCGGACGAAGACCGTGCTCGACCCCGCCCGCCGCAAATGGGGGCGAACGAACGTCATCCCCTCACACTGAAAGAGGTCGCGCGCCGCGCTCGTACCAGTAGGCGCGAGCGACGTAACCGCCGGGGCGAACCCGGCAAGATATCCGATCTTGTCGGGCGTGAGCTTCGGAGCGGGCGTCTGATTGTAGAGAGGGAGGCGGCGGATTTCCGGATTGCCGCCATCTGTGATCTCGAAGAAAACCGTCGGCGTCCGAACTTCGATAGTCCAGCCGAATGCGCGCTGAAGCGGGTTGCATTGGAAGCTCAGGACAGCCTGATAGCGCGCCCTGCCGATTGCCGCGCCATGCGGAACCGGGACGATAACGCTTGAGCGCGTGCGCCTCGCAGAAATCGCCTCCTCGCTGATCAATACCGGCGCGGGCTCGATGATCTGCAAAACGTCTTGACTATCGACGATAACGCGCTGCGCAACGCCGCTGCATGCCCGGAGGGCGCGCGTCTCGTAATCGAGGACGATATAACCTCCGCGCGTCGTGGTGGTGTCTTTCGCGCGGACGCTGATGATTTCGATTGGCGGCTTTGCGTCGGCCCACCAGCGGACAAGGGTTGTGCCAACTATAAATACCGAGGCGAGGACGAGGCCGCGCCATAGCTTCAGGAGGAGACTGGGGCACCTGTACATCGATCATCCTCCCCTGCCCCACCCTGGGATCATGCCCCGGAGTTGCGATAGCGCAATGATACCGGCGGAAATGACGGCGGCAATCTTCAGGATCGCTAGAAAGATTTTTCCCAAGTGCTCGAACGACTGATAGGTCTTGAAAAGCTCGACGGCCTTTTTTGCCGCCTCGTCGTCCGGAAACGCCTTCAGGAGAAGCTTGATGCGTTTGAGCTCCTCCTCGGATAGCCCGAGATCGAATTTCTGCTGATCCACCACCGCCGACCCCCCAACATCCATCACTTGCCCCCGCGTTCGGCCTCGGTCCGAATTGCCTCGTACCAGCGCCGCGCACCGTCAATTCGCCGGTTTGCCGTCGCGAGCGCAATCGACGTTTCCGCCAATTTCATTCGGGCGTCATCGCCCGGCTTGATGGTCGGGTGAGGCACGGGCCGGAAAAGATCGCCCGCCGCCGACGACGGCGGCAGGGACATGGCTGCCTTATTGGAAGCCGCGCAGGCGCTTAACGTCAGCGTCAGACAGACGGCAAGCGGCGTCAGCCGGACGGTTCGCCAACTCCTCGGCATATGCATCGATTTGCCCCTTTACGCCATCTTGCCACGCTTTGAGCGCCCGCAATTCGGCATCCGCCGCCTCGTGCGCGGCGCGCACGACGGCAAGCTCGGTTCTGAGCGTAGCGTTCGTGCTCCGCAAGTTGCGCATCTCCTCGCCCTGACGAGCCGCGTTGTGGCCGGCAAAATAGCCGACGACGAGCGCGACGGCGGCGAGGCCGATGCGTGAGGTCAAGAAAGANAGGACGCTCTCAATCACGACCATTCGCCCCGGCGNAAGCTCTCAAGCTCGTCGCGGAAGACGCGCTTGCCCACGAAATAGAGCACGACGCCGAGCAGCAGCACGAGGATCGGCCAATTNCCGGNAGCCATGCCGATNAGGTCTTTCAGCGGCCCGACGACGGATTGCAGAGCGCCCGAGAACTGCCCGAGCCATTCGAGCGCGCCGGTAAGCCCGCCGACCGGCTGCAACGCCGTATCCGTCGCACCAGCGGCGGCAACCGTGACACCTACAGCCTTCGTGACCTGCGCGACCTTGGCGGCCTCGCTCGGCGCCGTCTTTGCGGCGGCGCGCTCCGGCGAAACTGGACGCGGAGCGGCGGTTTCGAGCGCGGCCCAAACCTTCGCATCGACTGTGGTATTGAGCGGCAGTCCGTTGTCGGCTTTGAAGACGAGAAGGGCGCCTTCCGTGCGCGGCCCCCACTTCCCGTCAATCATGCCAACATCATGATAACCGAGGCCCTTGAGTAGCGTCTGAAGACGCTCGCACGCCTCGTCGTAGACGCCCGGAGGGAAGGGCGTCGCGGCTGCCTTGGCTTTCGCTGAGGAAGCCGTCGAAGAGGCGGAAGCTTTCAGGCGCGGCGGGTTCGCCTTCGTCCACGCGGCCTGAAAGTGCATCCCGTCCGGGCGGCTCCAATGCCCGCCCCATTCCCAGCCCTCGCGCTCGAATTCTTCGATCACGCGGCGGTCCATTGCGGGCTTAGCGTTGCCGAGGCCGTTGCGCGCCGGGTCGAAATCGACGGCACAACCATAGCTGTGCATCGACAGGGACGAGCCGCCACGCATGGCGCGGAAGTTATAGCCGCCGCCATAGATCGACATGCCGATACGGTCGATTTCCGCCTGAGACCTTCCGCAGCGCTCCCAGATGCGGTTGAGAACACGGGAGAGGCTATCGGCGCATTTGCGATGGACGCGGATGCCCTTGACCGGCTTGTTGTTGTACCGAAGCACCCAAGGGCAGGAGACCAGAACGAGATTTTCGCTTTCCCACTTGGCGGAAGCCTTGCCGTTAGCGCCAGCCGGGTTGCCGTAGAATTTCGCGCAATCCTTCTGCAACGGCCATTTGTTGCTCATGTGCCTTCCTCCAACAAAAAAGGCCGCGCACGAGGCGCGGCCTGCTTCACGTAACCGGGAGTTCAGTTTAGTTGGCGGAGCTCGACGAGGAGCCGGTGTCGATCCATTCCCCTCGCTCGATATTGTAATATCTCGGCCCGGAGCTCGATTTCTTCTTCTGCCCCCTGCTGTCTTTCCCTGCCTCTCCCTGCGGCTGCTTGATATCTAGCCGCGTCGTCCAACCCGAGCTGCGGGAAAAGTCGTGGTTGACGCTGTCGATCCGATAGGTACCGTCGATGCCAGGCCGGGCGCCGACGAGGATGACCGTGCCNTCGGGCGCGGCATCGGCGTTGCCGTCAATCGTGATCGATCCGCCGCCCTTGCCGCGCTCGCTATCAGCCTTGCGACTTTCGGCATGCTCGCGAGCCTCTTCCTGATCTGGCGCTGTAAAGCGATTGACAAATTCGGCCTTTGCATCCGGGTCCGCGATCTCGACTTCCTCGGTTTTCCAAGTCGCCGTTTTGGTATCGTACCAGCGCGCTTTCGCCTTCTTATAGCGTGGGCGACCGATGACCGGCGCGATGTCCCACGAGATCAGATTGTCGCCATAGACTGCGCGGACGGTCGGCAAGGCGGCGCCGCTCGCAGACGTGCCGCCGTTCCGCTTGGCAAGTATCGCAATACCGTTCGCGACCTTGAACGTGCCGCCGACCTCGCGAGCGATGCGCTCAGCGAAGTGGATGAAGCTCTCGCCTTGCATCGCCCAATATGGACGTCGCACCTTGGCAAGGTCGGGATCGATCCGGACGCTTTCAATTCCGCCGCGCTTGGCGGCGTCTTGGATGACGTTGCCAAGCGTTTCGTTGTCCCAATGCTTTTCCTGCGGCTCCTTCGCCTTACCCTTCGTGTCGATCCCTTTCCCCGAGATTGACAACGTGCGCCCGCCGTTTCGAGAGCCCTTCGAGCGCACTTCGTCAACCACGCCACTAAAGACCAGCGCGACACCATCGGCATTAGAACCGAGCAAAACCTCAATCGCTGCTCCTTCACGCGGAAGGAGCACGAGCCCACCGGTATCGTCGATTTCGATGCTGACGGTATCGCTCGACATGCCCGCCTTGTCAGTGACAGACAGGTTGATAAGGCGCGGGTTGATAACCGACGACACGTCGTTTCCGTCTACGCGGATAATGCAGAGCGTTCTCTTGATCATCGCCCCTTAATCCCACAAGCGCACGACGGGCCGCTCGGCAGGTTTTAGCTCCGGGGCGTCGAGAGGGATAACGACCTTCGTGCCCACGGGAAGGATAGGCCCTAGGTCCGCAAGACCGGGGTTCGTGTCGAGAACGCGCTCAACGAAACCGTTTCGGTGATCCTTGAACTTGCGCCACGCGAGGAGGTCCACGCTGATGAAATCGCCCTTGACGGTGATCGCTTCGGAACGGCTCGGATCGCTCATCCCACCATCCCCATGATTGATGTGAAGAGGTCTAGCCCGGCGGGCGCATCGGCCCGCCGAAGGCTGATTTCGACCTCGATAACGCGACCGACGCCCTTAGCGTCGAGGTAGGTAGATTTCTCCTTGGCGCTCCTCACGACGAACCAGCCGAGAGGAACGCCATCGCCGCGCATAAGGTATTGCGGGAGGCCACTTTGCCGAAGCGCGTTCAGTTGCGAGAGAGAGCCAAGACCGCCGAGCTTTTCCGGGAAGAGTTTCGCCGTAATGGTGAAGGTCTCCCCGGCATCCCCGACGAACTCTAGCGGCGGGCGCCGTCCCACCACGGGCTTCTCGACGTACTCCCCGCCGCTCTCTCGTTCCGTCTCGGTCGGGTTGAAGGGCCACACCTCCATAGCGAGAGGCCCGAGCGTCATAAGCATCAGTCAACCCCCACGTCAGCGTGAACGCCGCGAAGAGCCGCGCCGTCAACGCGAGGCTGGATCGTCGGCCTAGCTGTAAATTCGAGGGCGCTCTTGATCCGAGCCGCCGCTGCCTCGGCCTCCGCGACAGCGGCCTGCATCTCGGCATTGAGACCCTGCCGGAAAGCGGCGCCGGACTGCTGCCCGGCGGCCGCGAGTTGGTTTTCGAGGTCGGCCTTCTCGAAGCGAAGGCGATCCAGTTCCGGGTTCGGCGCGTCGCGCATCGACGGGTGCGTGCGTGCCTGAATTTCGGCGATCCGGCGGTTGATCTCATCAATCCGCTGCCGTGTGAACGCCTCGGCTTGCCCCGGTGTCTCGCCGTTCAATTGCCGCACGGCGTCCGGCAGGCGCGACGGGTTGAAGCCGAACTTCTGCATTACCCACGCATCGATGCCGCTCGTCAGCCCCCAGAGGTTCCCCTTTGGATCGAGGATATCGAGGGCTTCTTTCGCCAGCATGGCGTAACCGCCAATGCGTAGAACCTTCCCAAGTCCTCCGCCGAGGAGACCAGACGAACGCCCTGCGGCGGTGGCGGCGCCCGCCGCCCCGGCCCTGCCTGCCGCCGAGCCTGCCGCTCCTGCCGCCCCTGCCGCGCCAGCGGCCTTCGCCGCCTTGACAGCCTTGAGGGCGCCGAGGCCGATGCCACCAATCCGGACGAGGCTCTTGAGGACGGCAAGCCCGGCGGAGGCGCCGGACAGAAACAGAAGAGCCGACGCGACGGCCCGGATCGACTTCGCGAGTACGGTCAGCGTTATTGCCGTCGCGCCGAAGGCGGCGGCATAGCTGAGGAACGTTCCCCAATCGAGGCCGAAGAACTCGGCGAGGGGAGCAACGAGGTCACGAACCCCCGCCGCGAACTCGCGACAGGCAGCGCCCCATTCGCGGAACCTTAGAAAGATTTGCCCGATCTTGTCAGTGTCTTGATCGAACGTCGCAAGGCTGCCGAAAATGAATTCCGACAATTCTTTAAGCGCTGACGAGAGGCTTCCGCCGTCCCCGAAGCCGAGGCCGGAAAGGAACCCGTTAAGCGCCGCTCCGATCTTGTCGAAAACGGTAACGCGCTGATCCAGCGTATCGAGGATAGTCGCGAACTCGCTAACCGCCGAGGTTAGAGAGGGGAGAATTTTCGTTCCTATCCCGATCCACAGTTCCTGAACCGAATTGCGGAAGCGATCAAAGGACGCCTGAGCCGTCTTCATACGGCTGACGAAATCCTTTTCGACCGTCCCCTGCGAGTTGAGCGCCTGCTGTCTGATGCGGCGATATTCGTCGATATTCGCCCACATCGGTCGCAGGAACTCCATGACCTGCTTGTCGCCGAATAGTTGCGCGATCTGGTCGGCGTCGTTGTTAGTAATCTCCTTGAGAATACCGAGGACGTGCTCAATAGGCGAAATCCCGAGCTTACGGGCGCGCTTCAACTCCTTGACGATATTGATACCGAACTTTTCGAAGTTCTTAATCGTCTCCTTGAGCGTAAGCTTTTGGAAGAAGTTCATCAGGTTGTTGGCGGCCTGCTCGCCGTCCTGCGCGCCCTTGCGCGCGACCTGAAGAGCCGCCGAGATATCGGCGACGCCTTCCAGCCCCGTCGATCCGGCGAACTGCGCAGCCGCCGTGATAGCCGGGAAATCTTTCGCCATATTCTGGAGCTCATAGCCACCCATCTTGCCGGCGGTGGCCATGATGTCGAACGCTTCCGTCATCCGCTCCGCCGGGACGCGCATATTGAGGAATACGGCGTGAGCGGAGCGCGCGACCTCCTCGGAGGCGGCGCGATAGGCCGTGGCGACCTTACCAATCGTCCCGGCCATCGCGAGAGCGTTCTCGACGTTCTCCTCGTCAGTCTCGCCGCCGAGGCCCATGCCAACGAGGAAATCCACGACGCCGCCCATAGCGGCGGCGCCTTGGTTCGTCTCGCGCCCGAGCGCCTTAAGGCGCTGTCCGACACGGGCGAGCGCCGTCTCGGACATATCCGCCTTTTGGCGGATATCCTCAAGCACGGTCTCAAAGTCGGCGCCGGCCTTGATCGGCGCGCCGAGCGCCCTCTTGAGAACATAGACGGCGGCAACAGCGTCGAGCACGCGAAGGCGGAAGTCGGTCACGCCTTTCGTCTGCACGGCCATAAAGTTGCGGCCAAGAGCGCCGCTCGCCGTGCTAATGCCTCGGGCCGCTGCGGCGATGTTCCGCAGCGAAGCCGCAGCGGCCTTTGCGGGGCCGCTAACGGCATCGCGAAGGCGAACCACCAATGTGCTCGTCAGGTTAGCCATTTCACGAAATCCGAGGCATTAGCGACGCGGTTTCGAGCCAGTCGATTAGCTCATCGACCGGCAGTTCGAGAAAGAAGGGGATGGGTGTCGAAAGCGTTTGAGCGGCGAAGCCGATCATGCGCCGCCAGTCTTTGCTTTCCCATCCCCCTGCCTTTCCCCCAGCGGCTCAAGCGCCTTTCCGATAATGACCTGAAGGTCTTCACTATCAAGCTCTTCGGCGGCCTTGATGTCGATCCCAGTCATATGAGCGGCAATCGCAATCATCGCCGAGAAGGCGGCGGCGTCCGGCGCGTCCTCGGTCTTCGCGATGGTCGCAAGATGGTCGCCGATCTTCACCAAATCCTTGCCNTTCGGACGGCGGATCGTAACAGAGGTAATCGTCGNGCCATCGACCTCAANNGCGTGNACAAGATCGTATTTCACAGGAGTATCGGCCTTCATTTCGCTTCCTCATAAGAAAAGCCCGCCGCATTAAGGGCGGGCTCGATAGTTCATTCCAGTTGACGCTTAGAGCGTCGGGATACGAAGAATATTGTTCACGGCAGGGTCGCGGTCCTGTCCGCCGAAGCGAACGGTATTCGTAAAGAAGTCGAAATAAATCTCCTCCTGCCCGTTGAAATACAGCGCGTAGTGGAGAACTTCATTGATGGCATACTCATGCCCCATGCTCTCGCCGCGCTGGAAGGTATCGGGAGCGATCCGAGAAAGGCGCCCTTCGATGACAGCCTTGCCCTCGATAGCCTCTCCTGACCTCTTGTCGCGGATCACGCCGTAGGCTGTGAAGGTCTGGCGTCCCGGAAGTCCAAGGCCGAACTGACGGAGCAGAGGCGCGTCCCACCCTTTGAGTTTAAACGTCGGCTCCAACTTCTCCACGCCGACGGCAAATTCGACGCCGAACTTTCCGCCGCCCGGCTGATGGTCAATCAAGACCTCCTGAAGGTCAGGAAGTTTCAATTCTTCGAGCGTGAGGTGCTTCGAGTTCTCGGGGTCATGGTCGCCGCAGAAGAGGTTTGCGGCCTCCATGATATAGATCGTGCTCGCCATCGCTTGCTGCTCCTATCGGACGAGATTTTAGACGATACCGCCCGCCGAAAAGGCGGGCGGCCTGTTAAGCGTTCACGTCGAGCTGCGTGAGAAGATCGTTGAGAAGCGTATCGAGCGCCGGGCGATAGCGCGCCGACTGGATACCGAGGTAGCGGAGCACCGGAGGCTCCTCGGCGGCGAAGGCAACCGTGAAGCGCCCGAGACGAAGCTGTTCGGGGCTGTTGGTGTCCCGATTGAAGCCGACGCGGAAGCCGAGCAGGTCGCCCTGCGCCTGAATATCGCGGAGCGCGAAGGTCATCGTGTTCAGAATGTCCTCGATGGTGCCCCGGTCGATATTGCGCCGGCCGAGGAAATACCGAAGGGTCTTGACGAACATCAGGTGGATATAATCGCGCCCGCGCACCTGATTGTAAAACGTCCACAACGGATTTTCGGAGCACGTGTCCGTTCCGACAAAGACATATCCGCCGTCGGCAACCGCGCCGTCGGTATTCTCGCCCCGGACGATAACGCCGATGTTCTTTGCGAGAAGCTGCTGCCCTTCGGACGCGCCGTCGAGAATAGAGAACTCGATAGGACGCGACGGGCCGACGATACCCCGGATGGGCTGATTTGCCCACGAGTGGAACGGGCGTCCGCTGAACTCGTGATCGCGGCGAACGCCGACGCCAACGATTGCCGGGGAGGCCGGAACGGTGATGATGCTCCCATCCTCGTCCATGACCTTCACAGCCGGATCAACCGGGATGATCCGCATCGACTGGATGCTCTCGCGCCAGTTAATCGCATCCGTAAGCGTGGTGGCCGGCCCATCGACGACGGCAACGGCAAGCAGCCGGTCGAGGAGCGTCGGGAGAGACGCGACGATAGCATTAGAGACGGTATCGACGACGGCGGTAAGCGTCGCGCCAGTGCCGCCCGACGAGGAGACAGAGAGCGCAGGCGTGGACGTGTAGCCCGAGCCGGGATCGGTAATCGTCACGCCCGTAATCTTGCCGTCGCTATCAACCTCGGAAACCTCGGCGGTGAAGCCGCTGCCGCCGCCGCCCGTGCCCGAGATAGCGTCGCCGACTTCGTAGCCGGAGCCAGCATTCGTAATGGTGACAGACTTCACGAACCCGAGAGCCTGCGAGGTATAGCCGGGGATGCAGATAATGCGCGGCGTAATGCCAAGCTCGGCGCCAGCGTTGAGGAGCGCGAACATACCCGTGCGGGCGTTGATATCGCCACGAAGGTTCGCGATAGTCTCGGGGATGGACACGCCCTCGGCGACGCGAACACCGACGATATTCGCCGCCGCCTGAAACTCGCCAAGCTGCTCATTGATAAGCGAGACAGCGCGATAGCCGGTCCCGTCCTTTCCCATCTTGGCGAGCTTTTCGGCGTCGTCCGAAAAGAACTGAACAGGCGTGTCAAGCGGGAATTCGCTTTCGTCGGCATCCGGCGCGGTAAAGACGAGCCCCACAACCGACATATCGGTAACGACGGCAGGGCGCGGCTCGTTATCCACCCGCGTAATGCTGATGCCGAAAATCGGATCGCTCATTTCCGGTTCTCCTATTAGAAAGGCGGGGGAGCCCGCCGCCAAAGGAAAGGCCCGCCGAAGCGGGCCGCTAAAATCTGCGAACCAGCGCCGATCACAGCTCTGCCGAAAAGAGCAGACTGGCGCCGGTGTTGTTATTCGCGTGCAGGAAAAGCGGCTCCCCAACGGTTAGGCCAGACGCCACGTTGACGCCGAGCAACGCCCCGTAACGATTGGAAACGTTGATCGCGACAGACGTAATCGGCACGATCACGTTGCCGGGCCG